TTAGAGAAGCATTTACAGGAACTACAGCAGAGATAAGAGAAGAAACTAAAGCTAAGTATGAAGCTATGAAGTCTGCGAATCAAACTGCTCGCGCAACTCAAGAAACTTAAGTAAGTATTGATTTCTGTCTTTAGTGTTTTTGATAAACACTTGAGGTTCACTTTCACCATCAACTCCAATAACAGTAACAAGCTGAGGTATTTGTATTTGTGTTCTTTCTTCAAACATAAAGCTGTAAGCAGCTTCCTGTACAAAGTAATTCTCACACCAGGCTTCTGGTTTCTTTTTCTTAGATGTTTTAAAGTCTATAACAGATAACACTCCATCATATTCTGCTATGCAGTCGACTTGACCAGCACTTCTTAAGAAGTCTGAATATAAGAAACCTTCAACTACTCTAATATTATCTACATGCTCAGCTAGATGACTTGACATTGCATCAAACATCTCTTTATTGCTTGGCATAATTTTAACTTCTTCCATTGTTCCAAGTATGTAATGTTCACATAACTTATGAACTGAAGTACCTCTTGCAGCAGCTACCTTTGTTATCTCATTAGCTTTCTTTTCACCTACTCTTTGTCTCCATTCAGTAATAGCCTTCTTAGTCATCTGACCGGTTATGGTCGTTACTGAGGGATAAAAAGAGCCATCTGGTGTCTCATATAGTCTCTTACCATTAACGTTCCTTCTAGGAAGTTTCTGAAGGTCTGAGAGCATAAGATTAAAGCGTTTGTCGATCATTTTGCGTGGTGCTTTTTATAAGTAGCAGATTTTTTCCATTTATCTACTGCTCTGTTAACTGCGCCCTGTTTAGCAGAGGTAGCTTTACCACCTACTTCTCTACCAAAAGGTGTTTGAGGATTTTGTTCTCCGATCTTTTGAAGGACTTCATTGAAGCCATCATCAACTTTACGGAGACCATCAACGCCACTGACGATCATTGGTGCACTCATAACCTGTTTCAGATTAGGATTAGCTTTTAAGAAGTCATCCTTTTCTGATATGCGAAGGTTTAGTTCAAACACTTCGCCGGTCTCAGTGTCTTTAAAGTCGTATAGTGGCATTACTGGTTTTCAGGTTCGTTTAAGAAGTCTGGGAATGCTTGCTTAACTGTAGCCTTACTGCAGCCTTTGATCTTACGATCTTTAACTTCAATAAGTAGTTTAGCATCATCTGGATCTAATGTCTCAAGTATTTGAACAAACATTTGTTCTCTTTTAGCTTGAGTGATATTAGCTTTACCTTCTAAAAAGACATACATTCTTCTCATTTCACTATAGAACATTCCTTGGTTATCCATGGATTTATCTAATGGTTCGTAAGGAGGATTGCCTTCTGGAAGTGCCCATTTCAATCTATTGTCATATGCTAATTCAAATAAACCTCTTAGCTCTCTACTGTCGTGCTTCTGAAGAAGAGCAACTTTAGCGCCAACTGATTTAGCTTCTTTAACATCTGCTAAGATTTCACCTAGACCAATTACTATTTCATTTACTGCCATATTAAAACTCACTTATATTTTCTATGAGGTTATTTAGTCTTCTTTTTACAAAGTAGTTAAATAAACCATCACGATTGCCTGGATCAACTGACCATTGATCTAATATCTCATCTCTGAGATAGTCAGGAGTATTTTCTAAATCAACTAGCATTTGATTTCTCTTATAGCCAGCTGCCCATTCATGATGAAACTCAGTATCAATAGAATTGTTCTGAACTACATCTATGATTTCTGCTAATCTTTTTGCACGCATTGGCTTTTGACGACCACCACTTACAAAAGTATCATCAGCAGATAAACAATTAGGAATACCATCACCTCTATCACCCTTGATTATATGTTCAAGAAGATACATATGTGGATCCTTATGTTTAACCATTCTCTTTCTAATCGGATCATACTGATCAACATTTACATATTGCTGTAATTGTATGAAGTCTTTATCTCCACTTAGAATTAGAATCTTTTCTCCTTCACCTAATTGTACACCAAACGTATGACATAAGACACCAATGATATCATCTGCCTCCGCTCTATGTACTCTTATATGTCTATAAGGAAAAAACTCTTTTAACTCATCTCTGATTACATTTAAGCAATCAAAGATATTCGGCCAGTCTAATACTGACTCGTCTCTGTTTGTCTTTCTGTGTGCTTTGTAGTATGGATAATGTTCTTTTCTCCAGTTATTAGTATCATCACAACAAATAACTATCTCACCATACTTTTCAAAGAACTTTGTTCTGTATGCACGGATACCATTAAGAACCATATGTCTTAATAAGTCTTCATCTACTTCTTTTGATTGGCTAGAGTGTAACTGAGCCATCAGATTACTGATCATAACCTGATTAAGGTCAACTAATATCATAATGTATATCCATATTTAAACTTCCATTATACGCTATCGCGTATATAAAGTCAACTATTCTTTATCTTTATATAAGTCTTGCCATGTAGAAGAAAATATCTCTCCTTCTTTTGGATTCACTACTTGTTTAACTATAGCTTGAAGTGGATGTTTGGCACCACTTGCTTTCAATAATGCTGATTTTAACGATTCACAGACCATAAGAAGGTCTTGGTCTAATTCTTTATCACGTAATTTAATTCCTCTTGCTTCGATCTCTTCGAACAATTGATATGTAAGCTCAATGGATGTGTTCAGAGCAAGTTCAGCCTGATACCTTTTGATATTCTTCTGCCTTTCCTCTTCGCTAGTTGGAATGTCGCGCTTCCCATTTAATGGGAATTGAATTACTTCGCCCATAGTATTATTTATGCTACTTCTTTTTGGCTTCACGAGCTTTTCTCATTCTTTCAACAAACGCTTTCTTCTCAAGTATGCCCATAGGTTTTCTTTTTCTCTTAGTTTTAGATTTAGTTTTTCCTTCAACTAAGATTCTACCATCTTCAGTATACTTAAGAGGTTTCATACCAAATGAAACTCTTTCTTCATTTTCAAGTTCAGGTGTCCACTCTGTTCTAAAGTCTGGATACCATACTCCAAATTCTCTTTTAGGTTTGCCGTTAGGATGATAAGCCATAGCTATGCATTGACGCTTAACTTTCTTTTCCATATTACCTCCAGCGAACTTACTACAATAGTCTCCTGTTCTAAGATAACTCTCAAGTTGAGAGATATAACTTTCCCAAGTAGTTCTTCTAGCAAGTGCTCCTTTCATTCCACCAACGTGTGATCTATGTTCAGCCATTTTATGTGCTCGAGCTTCTTTAATCCATTCACGAACATTCTTAAGACTGAATTCATCATCATCTGGTAAGGCAACAACTTGAGGAGCAAATTGTTTATACGCAGGAGGATTCTTTTTATATCTTTCCTCTCTTGCTTTTGCTAATCTATCAGCTGCTGCTTGTTTTTGTTCCTGGTTCATATAAGCTCTCCAATACTTCCATTTGTCTAAAGGTACCAGTTTGATAAACTGATCCCAACTTCTTGTGATGTTTGATAGTAGAATCTACTTTAGGATAATAACATTGAGTTACTGGTGCATTTTGAAATCCTACTTTTCCTTTTATCACTCTTTTAAGATTGTTTCCTTCTCCAAGTGTATTATTACTAAACAGAGTTGGCCACAATATTCTATTTCTTCTTTGCACTCCTAAAGAATCTTTTATCTCTTGTTCTTTTTTACCATTGTCTCGAGCTAAGTAACTACTATACTCTTCTATTGCTGTCCATAGTTCAGCCATTGGTCCAGCATCAATTTGTTCTTTTATAGTAAGCCACTTCTTCATACAAAACTTTGCAAACTCTGGATGGAGCGTAACACACTCCATAGCAATTCCTGGACACCATAAATCTTTTTCATATATATTGTCAACAAGTTGCATCATCTTTTTTGGATTTCTTACATATGCATCATGTTCTAATATAATAACTTGCTCACCAGTATCGGCAATATGTTTCCACCAATGAAACATTGATGTAAGACAAGCCTTTTCTGTTGGAGTTATTTCGTGTCGATCTTTTTTGTACTTACCTGCACTACTATACTTACCCCAGTTTATATCAAACGGTGCTGTGTCTAAAGTGTCAGGAGTGTAGCATTGGAATCTTTCCACCTTAACATTCTTTACATCCTCCCAAGTCTTCAAAGCTATTTTTGAATAAGCTACTGAAGTAGGATTCTTGTAATCACAAATCATTACTGCTCGAATCATATTTTACCCATTATACTATATTTACGATTTAAAGTCAAATTCGCATTTTTATGCAGAAATATATATATTACCTGTTGACTTCTAATTTGTTTTGGTTGATCATCCTTCTTTGCCGCAAGGGCAGGTACAACTCAAGTCGACGGGAAGCCTGGAACCTGGAGTCCGGAATCACAGGAACCCGCTATCCCGTTGGCACCAAAAATAATTTCAAATAACTGTTGACTTCAAATAGAAATTGTGTTATAGTGAGGTCATATTAATTTGAAGGAGAAATAATATGGCACATATGGTAGAAACAATGGCTTACGCAGGGGAAGTTCCTTGGCATGGGCTAGGTGTGAAAGTGGAAGATGGTCTCGGCGTAGACGAGATGATCAAAGAAGCTGGTTTAGATTGGAAAGTTCGTAAGATTCCTGCTACTGCAGAATTTGATGGACAGAGAATTTATTCTGGTCATGATATGTTAGTAAGGGAGTCTGATGGACAACCTTTAGACATGGTTAAGGAAAACTGGGTTCCTGTTCAAAACTCAGAAGCGTTTGAATTCTTTAGAGAGTTTTGTGATGCTGGTGATATGGAAATGCATACTGCTGGTTCTTTACAAGATGGTAAAAGAGTTTGGGCATTAGCAAAAGTGAAAGACGATTTCACTATCAATGGTGGAGATAAAGTAGATTCATATTTACTTCTAACTAATCCACATATGTATGGTAGAGCTGTAGACATTAGGTTTACACCGATAAGAGTTGTATGTAATAATACTTTAACTCTTTCTTTGGCTAACAAAGGAGATTATCAAATAGCTCTTAACCATAAGAAAGCATTTGATCCTCAAGAAGCTAAAGAGCTACTTGGAGTTGCTAAAGGTAAAATGGAGACTTACAAAGATATGGCTCAGTTCTTATCTAGTAAGAGATATACTCCTGAAACTTTGAGAACTTATTTCTCAACAGTGTTTGCTAACCAGAATCCTAAAGTAAAAGGATTAGCTTTTGATCCTGCTAATACAGAAGATTTTCAAAAGTATGGTTCTAAGAACGCTAAGAGAGCAATGGAAGTTATCGGAACACAACCTGGAGCCCATTACGGTGAAGGTTCATTCTGGCAAGCATTCAATGCTGTCACATACTTAACCGACCATGAACTTGGTAGAGAGAACGATTCAAGATTGAACTCTGCTTGGTATGGTGTGAACAAGGTTAAGAAAACCAAAGCATTAGAGACTGCTCTGGACTTTGCTAACGCAGCATAGTCTGGTCTGGAGCCGAAAGGCTAGCTCTATAAATAGTAAGGCGCTTAGGCGCCTTGCGCCTTTTTAGGATTATAGAATGTATTACAAAGTAGAAAAT